TACGATCCCGATGCGGGTGGCGATTGGCAGCAACAACTAGCCAGCTTTGTAAAGCAGACCGTTAACTCAATGACGCGCGACCAACAAGAGGCACAATCCCGGCAACAAGAGGCACAGGCGCAGGCTGAATTTGAAACCAAGTTTAGAGATGGGATGAATAATTTTGATGATTTTAGGGATGTCATGACAAGCCTACCGTTTGAAATATCAAACCCTATGACGCTAGCTACCCGTGCCATGGAAAACCCCGCAGCATTTTTATATGCAGCGGCAAAACGTAATCCGGGCGAGCTTGAGCGTATATCAAAAATACGCGATCCCTACGTTCAAATGACTGAAATGGGACGGCTTGAGGAACGTATGCGCAGAAATAAACCCACCACAAAAGCACCGCGTCCCCTAGGCCGCACGCAAGAGGACGCCACTACCAACGCGCCGAAAAAGAAATCAGATCCTAACGGTGATGATTTATTGGCTAGAGCTGATGCCAAGAGACTGGCAACAGTAAGAACACGATTAAAAGGACATAGATGATGAGTATTTTACATGCATATATGGGGCCTCGGCTGCGTGATAGTGGCTGCGTACAAAGTGAACCTGACAAGCGTTTTGAACGCGATGCTCTTGGCGATTTAAAACATGGTCTTGATTTAATATTTGAGCTTAAAGCCCAATTGGATAAGTTACATCCTATTGCATCAGAAACATTAATTCGCCTTTTATCACATTAACCGAATAACCGAATTCGGTTTTCAATAAACCGAATTCGGCCCACATTTGACAAAAGTGTGGTATGTGACCTAAGATTCAAATTGATGCGTAAGGGAACCCATCACCCAACAATACATTTAGACGCGTATTAGTTGTTAATTGTCTCCGTCTGACAAATGAAAAGTAGGCACTCATTTTGAGTATTTATTAAACATTTGTTCAGGGAGAACAATATGGCTAATCTATTTAGAGAAACCCAGTATGTATTGGACGACGTTTTCGTCCGATTCTGGAACTCGTTATCATTCGCACGTACAGCAAACAGAAACCTTGAAGGCGACTTCAAAAACTTACGTTTCGCAACAGGTCAAACTCTTGATTACCGTTTAGAAGAAAGATATCTAGCGGGTGAGGGTGCATCTGCTACAGCCGAGGCGCGTGTTCAAATTATCCGTCCGTTATCAATTACTAAGCAATTCCGTACTATGATCGAATACACAGGATTTAACCTGACATTCGACAGAGCGCGTGACGAGCCTTATTTGGAAATGGCAAACGCCCCACGAGCTAAACGTCTGGCTAACTTGGTCGAGAAATTCATAGCCTCCGAGTTCCAAACTAAAACCTATCAAGCGGTAGGAACACCGGGCGTCCCCGTAGACTTCAATACGATTCTAAGCGCTGATGCATACATGACAGAGCTTGCAATCCCAGAAGACGGCAAACGTTACTCCGGTATTGGCCCAAGAATTGCTGCTAACCTGTCAAATGACCTCTACACCACATTCAATAACACTGTAAATACAGGGGCGTTGATTGATGGATTCGTCGGTCACTTATCAGGCTTTGACTTCTTCAAGACTAACTTCTTAAGTCGTCAAATTGCAGGGGCAGGACAAGCAGGTGGCACACCCCCTGCAGGATTTAATTTAGCAGGTACTGTAACTAACGGCCCAATCGTAGGCGGTAATACCATCTCCGTAACCGGGTTAATTCCATCAGTAGTAGCCTTCAATATTGGGGATATTATCGAGGTGGATGATGCGGCTGGCGTGTTTATGGTTAACCCATTGACTTACGATGCCCTAGAGCAGCGTGCTCAGTTCGTAGTGACAGCCACAGTAATTGCAACAGGTGGTGGTACTGCAGATATCCCTGTTAACCCTACTATCGTTATCGACGGCGCTCGTCAAAACATCTCTGCGGCTATTCCTAACGGCGCACAAATGTTGTTGAGAAACAGCCATAACGTATCTCTGGCTTACCACACTCAAGCGGTTGTATTCGCAGCTCCTCCTATCAAAGAGCTTCGTGGTGGTGTTGAGGCAGTAACACGTTACTCCGACCTTTATAAACTAGCTATGACCTACTCTCTTGGTGCGGATATCCGTAACTATGAGCAGTTAGATCGTATCGACGTTATATGCGGTGTGGCAATCAACCCAGAGTTCGCGGTTCGAATCTGCTCTTAATCTTAAAAAATTCACACGCTTGCCAATCTGGAGCGTGTGAATTTTACGCTTGACAAGGATGATGATTATGAAAGGTGTACCAGCTACTTATCTAGGCCGAATTGTAGAAAAAAAGAATTTTAGAGCATTCATTTACGCACCCTCCGGTGACCAGCGTTTGGTTGAGTCATGGGAAGAGTTCGAGGCCAATATGCAATCAGGTTTATGGTTTGCTACCAAAGAGGATGCAGCCGCCAGTATTGCCAAGGTCGAAGAGGAAAAAACAAAACCTGCACCTCGCGTGCGAAAACCTGCGCCAAAGGCAAAGCCTGAGGTAGTAGAGGACGAGGTTGAGGATGATTTAATCGAGGATGAGGCAATACCTGAGGACGCAGCGTTTGAGGTAAAGCCGGGAGATGATTTTCTACCTAAGACAGCGAGCAAATAATGGCTATGACAGTCCGGGAGTTTTGCTTTCAAATGTATCGCTTAATCAGCGCATCAAACCCCACGGTTCCATTACACGGGGATGATGAAAAGCTGGCTGTGCGTATTTTGAATCAAATATTGCAATCTTATGCAAGCTCAGGGCTGATGCTAACTATTGCCAAAACAGTGACTGTTAATATAAATTTAGGGGTGCAAAGTATTTTATTTACCGATCGCTCCTATACCAATACCACCACCCAAGTTGAAAACGTGGTATTAACCGCAACACTACCCACGTTTAACGTAGCCGATGGCACAATTTATCAGGTAGGGGATGCGGTGGTTGGCAATGGGATCCCCCTTAATACCACTATTTTATCCATTAACGTAAATCAGGTAACGCTAACCGCCAATGCAACATTTACAGGCACGTCGGCATTAACGTTTATTCATACCGTGGTCGATCCTACAGTGGTTTATATCAAAGAAGGGCGTCTTGCCAACCTTGATAACGCATGGCTTGTATTAAGTGGCGTAACCTATCCTCTGATTGATAAGTCCCGCGATGATTATTTATCCGCATGGAAATACGAACCGCTGCAAGGATTGCCGCGATTTATTATTACATTCCCCGACACACAAATTGTAAGTGCAAGGCTATACCCTGCACCCAGCCAATTTTACACCTTCTTTTGTCGGGGTAAATTTCAGTTACCACTCTTAACGGTCAATGACGACCTTAGCTTGGTTCCTGAATATTGGCATCTGTATTTTTTATATGCAGTAGCTAAGTATGTATCAAAGTTTAAAGGACGAGGTTCTGCATGGACGCCCGATTTAGAGGCAGAGTACCGAGAGCTTAAGGACAATATGGAGTCTGCAAGCGAGGTCAATCTATCCATCATGGGTGATGAGCAATCATTGCTTAACGGGGCGTGGCGCGTCCGGGCAGGTATTTAATGGCCCAAAACCCCGGCGCAGCGTCAATAGAACAACTGCCGATATTTTGTTATTACGACAAGCAGCGTTTCACCCAATTCGGAGCAATGGACTGCGCCAATTGGTATGGAATCCAAGTGGAATCCGGCAAAAAACAACAAGCGCTCTATCCCGCTATGGGACGCGCTCATGTACGGTTTTTAAACGAAAACCGTCTGATATTTAACTCCCAACCCCGTGCTGAATACAAATCAATTAACTTTTTGTACGTGGTAGATGGGACAAGTGTTATACAGTATGATAACTTTTATAACAAAAAAGTATTGCCTATAAACGTCGCACTGGGTGGGCCTATATGGTTTGCAACCCTTGCGGTTGGCAACTCGGTTCAAAATATGTTGACTGATGGAACCAATATTTTCGTAATTACGGAGACAGGTTCTACGGTTACGGCAGCAGTGGTTACCGATCCAATCGCCCCCGGCGGTGCTACCACCGGAGGTAAACCTCTCTACGTTGCAGCGTTCGGTAACCGCTTCGTCGTAAGTAAGGCAGGCACGCCTGAGTTTTATTTGTCACAGATTAATCTTGCAGGTAATGCGGGGACGTATTTTACCGATCCGGTTACAGGGGCGGCGCTCAACGCTTTTGCATCAGGAGTGATTGGTCAACTTGCGGTCTTGCACAATCAATTGTATATCATGTGCGATTTTACGACCGACGTTTGGGCTAACATTATTACCCAGATATCTGTTGGTGGGGTGTTAACTGAGTTTCCATGGAAGCTAAACAGCTCCTATAATTTTGATTTTGGAATTGCCGATCCGAATAGTTTATCGGTGGATTTTGGCATGATGGTCTGGCTGGCAAAAAACGCCAACGGCCTTGTATCATTTATGGTAAGCAGCGGGCAGAAACCTGAGGATATATCCTCAGAGGCTATTAATGTTTTATTAGAAAACTCAACGCATGATAATACCCTAAGTCCTTTTTTAACGAATGAAGTGGATGGGTTTTTGTATCAGTACGAGAATACAATATTTTATCGTGCTGCTGCCGGGCAATTTGTAAGTTTTGGGGATTTGGATATCATTGATAATTCAAACTCCATTGAATATAACTTTGAAACCGGAAAATGGGGGCGTTGTATTGAGCTAAACGGCGAGCGTTCCCGTATACAAAAACACATCTATTTTAACAACGCGCATCTGGTAACGGTATTGGACGACCCGGCTATTTATCAGATGGCGGGTAATATTTATCACAATGAGCTTAGAAATCCCGATCAGCCCGATCCCCAAGCTGATGATGCATTCTTAAAATACCCGATGCGTTATGAGCTTGTAACCCAGCAGATTTATCTGCCTGATTACTCGGAGTTCATGGATGAATATGTTGAGATTGATTTTGTATTCGGTAATAAGACTTTCTATAAGAATAGTGCTCCCTTTCTTAATACCGTTTATATTGTTGGTGAGGATAGTACGCCTAACTCCCCTGTATACATGCTTTCAGAAGATGATAAATTTATTATTGCAGAAGGCTCAAACACACCCACTTTTGATGACAATCATTATTACGCTTTATTTAAACCTCACGTTGAGTTGTATTATTCTGATGATGGCGGCGAAACTTTTTTAACCGCTGATAATCGCGAGTTTAGCCCTCTAGGTGCGTACCGATGGCGGATGAGGTGGTATGAGCTAGCCATAAGTCGTAATCGTTGCTACAAGCTCGTTTGTGTAAGCTCTGCGCCGATAGTTATATTGGGGGCCGTAAGAAATACACGCAGGGTTTCAGGAGGCGCTAATTAATGGCCTTATTTTTGGAAAGGATAGACTCAGCACCGATTGCAGATAATGACACGTTTGATTATCAATTTTTGCAATGGCTCTGGGTATTGGTAGACACGTTAAATGAGGATATTTTAAATATTCAGCAATCATTTAATTTTTTAACGGCCCCTAATCTTACCGCTGCAGAGATTACGGCTATGAATACAGCGGGTGATTTTGGAAATGGGATCTTGTTGTATGACACAACAAATAACGTCTATGTAGGGAAGCAAAGCGGGGCGCTAGTCAAATTCACGACTGCCGCTTATCCATAAAAGGAGTTTACTATGAGCTGGCTATCGAGTTTTTTACACCCCGGCAAAGGATATGAGAAGGGCCAAGAGCAGCTTGATAAATACTATGGGCAATCACAAGACCTATACAATCAGGCGCAAGGATACCAGCAGCCCTACAATCAAAACGGGATGGATCAGTATTCTAATTTAAACGATTACATTAAAAATTTAATGGATCCCCAAGCCCTGCAAGATAAATGGGCTAAAGGCTATACCGAAAGCGAATCAGCTAAAAACGCGGAAAATATGGCCCAAGAGCACGGCATGAACGCCTTAAGCTCTATGGGATTGATGGGTTCCAATACCGGGATTAATGCCGTACAAAAGGGAACGACGCAAATAGGCTTAGATGATAGACAAAACTATCTTGACAACCTGATGCAAAAATATTTAGCAGGGGCAGGTCTAGTTCAAGGCGCTTATGGAACGGGGGCGAATGCCGCTAACTCCATGAGCCAAAATGCTATGAATCAGGGCCAAAACGCAATGACTCAAGGGCAGAACTCTGCGGGCATGGCCTATGGTAAACAAAATGCGGGCGGTAATATGTTAAGCAGCTTGATTGGCCAAGGCGTAGGGCTTGCAGGGAGCGCTTTAGGCGGCCCAATTGGTGGGGCCTTAGCTAAACGCTGGAATTTATCAGGGGGTGCGTAATGGCTACAGGAATCCCATTGCCCGGCGATATGGCCGAGACCTTAAGAAAAGGCGTTGATACCGGAAGCTCTATGTTTACCCGGATTATGCAGCCTATACTCGATCGCGAGCATCAAAAACAATTGGAAGAGCATTTTAAGCAAGAAATGGCGCTGCGTAAGGCGCAATTTGCACGCTCAGGCGCTAACTCCGACTTGCAGCGTAAATTATTAGAAGAGCAATTGCTTGGGTTGAAACATAAAAACGACCCAATGTATGAATTTAACCAATTTAAAGCCCTTCAAGATATGATTACAGGTGGTGGT